CCCACTTCGGGCGCGGTTCCCGTTTGGTGCTATATCAGCGTGAAGGACATTACACATACTTTGCTGCCATTGTCCAGGAGCTGAAAAACTATCTCCAATAAAAGCAAAACTTGTATTTCCATATGGGAATATTTTTAAATAGTTTTTGAACCCATTTAAAGAATATTCATCTTTAAAAATTGGAAACCCTGAAAATTTTGGTTCTCTGCTGGTGTAAGCGAGATTGTTTAAACCGTATCCTCGGCGGAAAATATAGGGATAGATAGATGTCGGATCGCTTTCGTAAGCTGTTTTATAAACACTTTTGGCGACTCTTATATAGTATGTATCATCAGACACAACATATTGACCAGATGTTGTCTGCCCAATTCGTAAGAATTCTTTATTTGAGCCATAACAATGTATACTTCCATTGAAGTAAAGGGTCTCCCCCGGTGTAACTTTGCTAAAGTCGCTTACTGCGTATATGATAGTATCGTGAAAATATGGGACTATAGATCCATCATTTAAAAGCTGTGCATTGTAGATCAAGCGGTTATTATCCACAACATTCCAAGTGAAAAGCTCAATATGCTCCAAAGCATCAAAGGATATATAATTTTCCTTTGATGACTGTTCAATAGACTTCGGAACTATGTCTGAATCTTTAATGTAAGGAAAAAACAAATTATAATTTCTGGCTGAGTTGCTAATATTATTTTGTAATGCATATATTGCAACGTTGTTTTCGTTGCTGGTTGTATAATCAACTCGTATGCCGTTTATTCCTGAAAAAACAATGACAGTATAGCCGTTTATTGCTCCACTGAGTGTGCTCTGAAACACACCATCAAGATAGGTTTTGATTTTTCTGCAACCCCGGAGCGCATATGGAATCCCCGGAATAACTGGTGCAATATATGTCGTATGCTTATAAGTTTCATTTGTATTGGTATTATCATTGTCATCACTGATAAAATAACCGTTTTCAGTGCGGCTTATGTCGAATTCGGTCTCCCTAACGGCATAATACGGAAGAAGATTGATTGAATTATCGACATTATCACTTAAATGGCGACTTAAGTCATTCAGCTCTGCGCCAACAGTGCCAGCCTGATAGGTAGATGTTTCATCATACGAGACTTCTCCCGCGTCAGATGCACCCGCATCTCCCTTGTCGCCCTTTGGTCCCTGCGGCCCCTGCGGACCGGTCGCGCCGGTGTCTCCCTTCGGTCCCTGAGGTCCTGTCGCGCCTGTGGCGCCGGTTTCGCCCTTGTCGCCCTTGTCTCCTTTGTCACCCTGATCACCCTGAGGGCCCTGTGGGCCTGTGATGTTAACCGGCTGCGGGTTCGCCAGCTCTTTGTCGTTTGTCCAACTGATTACCCCTTCGGTAGAGACAGTCGGAATAAACGTAGCCCCGTTAAACTCGCCGCTCTGCGCGCGCTGGTCAATCTCTTCCGCCTTTTCTTCTACCAGCGTCAGCGCATCGCTTGCTGTCTGTTCTGCCCTGTTGGCAACAATATGAATTTGTTCTACAACAGAGGGTGTCGGCTGGTAATCTCTCGGCGTGTTGGGTTCTGTACCCGGCCTGATTACTCCGGCAGACACCCAGATCGTCGGGATAATAATTGTCCCGGCACCGTTCCCGCCATAGATTCCAATAAACAAAACTTCTTCCGGAACCGTTAGGCATTCCGGGGGCACAACACAGGTTAGCGAGTTGTCGAGTGGAACATCGTACTTATTCCCGTCATCTCCGACGCGAAAGACAGCTGTCCTTGCCGGTGCCATTTCCCAGGCCTCGTCAAGAACAAACTGCGCTTCGATCCCTGCCGAGCCGGAAGTAAGCAGTTCCTTATTTGAAACGGAGGCTCTGCGGCCTTCGACTGTAATCTGAATCATTTGTCTCAATTCCCTCCTTATAGGGGAAAAGCCCCCGGTCTCCCGAGGGCTTTATTCTGTGTCAATATAGGATCAGGTCGTGCTCTTCGCGACAAGAATACCGTTGGCCTTCTTGCCGATCACGAAACAGTCGTGCAGGAACCGGCCCTGAACGACGTGGCCGTCGATGTCCGGGTGATCCTGGATGATGCGCATGGTCTCGATCTTCTTCGGGGCCACGCAGCAGTTCTTCGTGACGATCATGTACAGGACGCCGGTCGGCATGTAGCTGTCGGGGACTTTCACGATGTGCATGCCGTCAAGGGTTCCGAGTTCGCCCTTCTTGATAATGCGCTCGGCCTCGCTCTGAACCGTGGCGCCTGCGCCGAGGATCTGGTCGGCCAGCTTGACCTTGATGACTTCGGATTCCTTGATGAACAGAACGCGGTTCTCCGGAGCCAGAAGGTTGTTCAGCTCGGAATTGTGGCCGAAGATGGTCTCCAGGGCGTTGCTCTTGGAGAGGGTAACACCGGTCTTGACCAAACCGCCGCCCGTGGTGCCGAAGCCCGTCACGCCGTTGCCGGTCGCAATCGCGTTCAGGCGGTACTTGTCAACATACGGGATGATGACGTTCCTGGTCTGGCGGGCAAGGACCTTGTTCGCGGCCTTGATCATCAGCTCGGAAGTGTTGTTCCGCTTGTCGATCGCGCCGTTGAAGCTCTTGTCGTCGTTGACAGTCAGCTCCTGGATGGTGTCGCCGAGCTCGGTCAGATTACCGAAGCGGCTGCCGTTGGTCTTGTCCCAATCATAGTCCTGCAGCGGCAGGTCATCGACGGAGTAGATCCGCACGGTGGCAACGCCGGTCCAGTCATAGTCCTGGGAGAAAATGCCCTCAGTGAGAGAAGCTTTGTAAAATGCCTCTGCTACTTTCGGAGAGGCTTTGGTTGCAAAATTGTAAGCTGGCATTGTATTTCACTCCGTTTATACGGGAGCCGGCCAGCAGCTTTCATGCCCGGTCAGAAGAAGGCTTTATGCGTTCCAGCCCTCGTCCCAACCGTCATCCATCGCGTCCCTGGCGGCAGCAACGCCGACGGACTTCGACGAGCCCATGGACCGCTCCCTGTTTTTCTTTTGCTGCTTCGCCTGTTCGAGTTCTTTCTTCAGGCGCTCGTTTTCCTCTTTGATCTTTCCGGAGTTGTACTTGATGTAGGCCGCTGTGAGGTCGCCCATGGCCTCGGCGTCATCCCAGACTTCTTTCGGAATGTCTTCCGATTTGACGCCAGGATAGGTCTTCATGAAGCGATCAACCGAAGCTCTCCGCTTCGCCATCATTTCTTCTTCCCGGGCCTTCTCCTGTTTCGCCTCTTCCGGCTCCATCGCCTTCAGTCTGGCCTGTACCGCCTGAGCCGCGGCAGCGGATGCGGCAAGCTCTCTGCCTTCCGCCTTCGCCTTCGCCATCAGGCTGCGCGTCCTCGTCTCGTCGATCAGGGACTCAATGTCCCCGCCGCGGGCCTCCGCAAGCTCCTTGAGGAAACCTTCGTACATCCGCAGTTTGGCCACATCGTCTTTGATGCCGTCCCACTTCTCACGGATGCGCGGATAGTCCATGCCCTGCTGGGCAAGTTTGATTACTTCGTCACGGTTGACGGTTTTGCTTTCTCCGAGATATTTGAGCTCGAAGGAATCGCGGGTCTCGCTCTGGTCGGAGCTTCCCTCTTTTCCCTCTGGCGTCTCTTCGCTTTCAGCATCGCCATCGGATTCTTCACCTGAAGGTTCGTCAGCTGTCTGCTGGTCTGCTTCTGCTGCATCGCCATCGCTGTCCTCTTCCGTCTCCCGGTCGGTCTCGGCGGTCTCTTCGGTCTCCTGCCCGTCAGCAGAATGTCCGTCGCCCCAGCCTTCGTCCCATCCCTCGTCAAAAGCCCCCGACGTCTCGAGTTCTTCCAAGGATTCAGTCAGCCCGGTGTTTTCGTTATCCATCTGTAGTCTCTCTTTCTCCGCTATGGTCGGCGGTTAAGATCAGGAATGTATATCTTCACAGCGCTGGTCTGCGCCATGATCGCAAAATAAAAAACGGGCCAGGCCACAGCTTTCACTGTAGTCTGACCCGTGTCGGTCGTCATAGTTACCGTGATGTAACTACCACTTCGTATTTCTTTTTGCTTGAGGTCTCAAAGATGACCAGCTTCCCGCCGATCACCCGCATCTCCACCGCCTTCCCGGCCGTGAGCGTATCCTCGATCTGTTTGATTGCAATCGGTGAAAGACGAATCTCTGTTCGCATTTATTCCACCTGTCTGATAAATATGGGACTCCGCCAAGCACTCGAAGCCTGGACCTTCCGGGTCTCAGCCCCGGCGCTCTACCACTTAAGCTACGGAATCATATATTGCGCCGCCTTGGTGGCCTACCTTCCTGCCCTGGGCCACTCTACGAGATGCTTTCGCATTTCGGCTCATAAAGCCTCATCAGTCGTATTTTTAATGGCAGGCTTGACCCC